CAAAACCATCTTCTTTTTTAAATAAATCAGAAGATGCTGAACCTGAACCTTCAACTAGTTTAGTTATTTGTACCGCTTTTAATCTAGCACTTACTCCAGCACCTATAGCAGGTACGTAATAAGGAACTAACTGGTAAGCGACTTTACCAACTGAACCCCCCCAAATGGATGTACCATTCGGAATTGGATTTTTCTTAGCGTCAAACAAAGCAGGTCGTTGAACAAACTTTTCGTTAGTTTTTTTGTTCGTACCACTTGCTTTCATTTTGTATTTGAAAAAGACATTGTCTCCTTCAACAGTGTAAGGCTTGGGTGCTTCCTTAACTTTTTTGCCTTTGTTCTTTTTTTCTGCATCCGCTAGACTGTCAACTAATGCTTGGTCTAATTCTTTAACCATAGCGATTGCGTCTGATTTCTTAGCTTTAAGAGTAAGTTTATACTCACCCTCTGGATTAAAACGAACATCAGCTCTTGTAAGATGGGGATAAATAAACTCTCCACTTACACTGATTTTTGCTTCTATTTTTGGCATGTAAACTCCTTTGTTATTGTTAATGTTTAGGTTGCCAAAAGGGGAACTTATCTCCACACATGTGTAGACATATGTTTAGATACAAAAAAACACACTCTTTTTGACTAAATCCAAATCCAAGTTGCCTTTTTTAGGCAATGGTGGAAACTTCCTTTGGTTTTTAGGAGAAAGCATGGCATACATTTCGTCTGCCCATTTCTTTAATACATCCTCTTTATAGATTTCACAGAAAGCATCTCTAATACATTCCGCCATAATCCCATAGTCTGGTGCTACAACACCAAAACTATCATGTATCATTGAAAAACTATCAATCCCTGCTGCACGTGCTTTTGTTACAGCTAATTGTAAAACGGAAGCATCCAAAGAATGTATCCAGTTGGGTGCTACTGACTGACGAGATTTACGTCTAGAAATTTTATCAGTTTCAGATTGAATAGTTAATTTTACAATCTGGTCTCCCATCTTAGTTTTCACACGCTTACTTTCCATTTCATAATTTAACATCATAACTGGAAAATTTAATGGTGTAGTCCAAGTGATGGGAAGATTTTCTGATGAAACTAAACTACTTACATCTTGTAGAAATTTCATAACTTCTCTTGCACCTATAACTACTTCACCAATACTTTCCCATACCACTCTTGTTAAAAATTGACTGGCTTTAAATAAGTCATCACCAAATGGATGAGGTGTATTTCGTTCTTGTAGTTCACGTACAACATGGTCTTCAATATATTTCCTACAGCTAAATCTTTTTAAGCCATAAGGTAAACACATCACTGGCTTCTTACAGAGCTTTCGATTTATTCCATAATGTAACCAAAGTTTAGCAAGACCTTCATCCGCTTCTTTAACTCCATAGCGGCTAAGATATTCACCAATGTCTTTATCAAATAGTTTTAGTTTTTCTATAACTTTATCTGAAACTTCATTGTAGACATCATTAGGTTTATTAGCAGGAATTAAGTTTGTTGCTTTTCCACCGATTGGGTCTAGCATAATAGCAGAGTAATGCTGCAAACCAGAGTTACTACAATCTGCTTGTATAGGAAGTGTAGTAATAAATTCTGCATCAAATTCACTATCTGCAAATGCTTTATATTCCATTGCCCAAGCTAAAAAAGTAAATGGTTTGTCAGCTTTTGACCACCACGTATCTTCTAAAGGATTTGTTGCTGTAGATATAATTTGTTCAGCATTATCGACAACCCACTGCCTTCTAGTTTCTAAATCTTCCTTATCTACTACTCCATAAAGATTTGCTCCATAAACAGCGAAACAATCAAAGCTGTCATTAGTTCCCATTTTCTTACCCCACTTAAATCTCAACAAGGCTCTAGCATAATCAGCTCCCTGTGGATTTAACATAGGTGGAACTGGATAAATTCTTACCCTGAAGTCCATTTGTTGTGGAAAGAAAAATGATTTATCTAAACCAATAAAAACATTTGCTATTGTTTTAATAGCATGAACCTGAAGAAATTTACTCCCCTGTGTTTTCTGTAGTTTATAAATAGGTTTAGCCAACTTCTTCCAAGCTAATCTCGCTTCTACATTTGTAGCTATATCAAATGGCTTTGGTGGGAACTCTATAGTCTCAGGATTGACTGGTAGTTTTCCTAGCGTCAAATCATGTTTTAAACAATGTTCAAATACATCAAATACAGGTTTATTAATTACCCATTCTGTATGCTGAATTATGTTTACCGCATCATAGACAATTGGCATTTCGTGACCCCTGTCCTTTAATTCCTCTAGGTATGCTCGATTTCTGCTTTTAATTAAATTGTAATGCATATTATTTATCTCCTTTTTTTAATGATTTAGCGATTTCTTCAGGTCTATTTTCTTGGTTGTATTTCTTACCGTAATAGCCGCCTACAAATGGATTATAAGACCATTCTCTTGGTGGCATAATCATAGGCATATATTCAGGACTTAATGCTTCATTTATTCCATTAAAATTCTTAATTTCTTGAATAGTCCTATCGGTAGCTTCCACATAAATGATGGTTTTATTAGCACCTATTCTACGATTAACAGTTTTTACAAGACCTATTTTTTCTAGGTAGGAAATCATCTTTGTTCCTAAATGAACTTTGTCTATCTTGTTCCATCTGTTCCAAACGTAGTCTTTCTTATTCATGTAATAAACAAATACATTTCGTTTATATAAATACTTACTTTTTCCCATAGGCACATTTTTTCCAGAATGAAGACGTTTTGAAATTTTATCAAAAGTTTCTTTATCTTTATCTCGGAAGTAAGTAAATCTAGCTTCATACTCTAAAGCTGAACCAACCATTACAGATAGCCTATTTAAAGTTTGTCTATGGCTAATTCCATTGATGACGTTTTTTAATACTATCAAACTTACAGCATCCCAATTTTTAGGACTGTTAATATAAGTTTGTTCATTAAAGGCTAGTCTTGAAAGACATTGAGGTAAGAACTTTAAAGCTATTTCATGCCTACCTGCTGTTCCCTTCTGCATCTCTGAAATTGCTTGATTAAGCATATTTGATAATTGGTCAATATACTTCTGTTGGTAGACTAGACCATACATAGTAGTGCTTTCTTGACCTTTAGATTTAGCTGTAGTTACTGCATCCACATATCGTTTGATGCCACCACGTACCATTCTATCTTCGAGTTCTAGTTCTTCGGTAATTTTAGCAGTATAATCTGAATTATCCTTATACTTACCACCCACACCGACTTTGATGAGTTCTTTTATTTGCTCTTGTAGTAGTTCCGCTTGTTGTTGGTGCTGCTGCATTATATTTTCCTATTATGTTCTGATATGTCTACACTTGTGGTCTGTAACGTGGGATATGTTGCGTATGTTGCGTAGACCCCTGCACTAGTGTAGGTACATCTGTTGGTTGATTTGAAAAGAAATAGTGTTGGTATTAAAGAATTTTTTGGATGTTCTCCAAAGCGGAGAAGTTGACACATTTTCCTAAGACTTGTGCATGTGCAATAGTCTAGTCTAAACGCCAACTTCTCCTTCCCTTTGTTATTGAATAACATGCTAACGTAACATGCAACGCAACATAGTATATCAAAAAAAACAGACACGTGGCTTGATGTGTCTGAATTTTTTTTTATGATGGTGGGACATCTCGGACTTGAACCGAGAAGGATTGCTCCGCTAGCTCCTAAGGCTAGTGCGTTTGCCAATTTCGCCAATGTCCCATTTTTATTATCATCATATATACTCATTGATTATTATTTATTCAACTTTCTATTTCTAGAATTGTGACCGACCATTGAAGATACGTTATTCTTGGGAGAAACCGTATCACCTTTAGTTGCGTCACATTCTTGGTTATATTCTTCCATAGCTTTTTTACCTTTGTCTAACATTTTATTTGTACTTCTAGCATAATATGTCAGCGTAGTGATAATGGATGCATGTCCCATCCAGTCCTTTACAACATTGGCAGGAAGACCTTGTTCTACCAATCTCGTACAGCAGGTGTGTCGTGTGCAATAGGATGTAAACTTTTCAGGAAGTCCTGCTAACCTCTTGTATCTATCCCATCTGTGTCTCAACTGACTTCTTGTGTAAGTCCACATACGACCACCGTTGCCTAAAGCAAATCGGCTTCTTCTCTTGCATACTTCCAGTGACCGTTTAGTCAAAGGGATTACACTAATGTTGCCACCAGTTTTTCTGCGAGGGAATATGAGTTGACCAGTTTTAAAATTAACACAATCTATTGTGATAACATTAATTTCACCGTCATGTCTCATGCCACTGTCAAACAACAAGATAAGAGCATCAGCATAATCATCATCTTCAGCATCTCTAGCTGCTTGGATTAGACTGCTCTCTTGTTGAACATCTAACACAGGTTTATGTTGAGATGCAGACCTTCTTAAATCTTCAACTCCCATATTTTTTAACC